ATCAAGTAAGCATTTTGAGCCTCTTCAAAGGCCGTATAATAGCCTAGATGACGCTTTTTCTTGTCTACTGTAATTGTTGCACTCCATTTTTGTTGATCTTCACGCCATCGTACCCCTTTTTGACCTGATTTGTTGTCCTTCCGTGTTCTAGCGTTTTGATTGTTTTGAGCACGTGTTGCAGGTCGCAAGTTTTCAATGCGGTTATTCAGTTTATCCCCGTCAATGTGATCTACAATTTCAGGCGTATACCCGTGATGGTATAGAAACACTAAACGATGGAGCATTACTGAGCTTCCGTCAATGCAAGCTATCCTATACCCCCCATTCATTACAAAACCCGCTTCCATGCCTGTTTTCATCCATTTAGCAGTAGGTCTAACCCAATAGAGTTTCCCATCTTCATAGCGCATTAGATGTTTTAGGCGTTCTTGTGTGATTTGTTCCATAGTTTCCTCTTGTTTATGTCAACAATGCAATGCTACTTTATAGTGAGCACAAAGTCAACATAAATTTTAGAGTTTAGACTCTAATTACATTGGTGCATCAGGCACTTTAGCCCTTTGCTGTTGTTCATAGTCCCGCTGTTGCTCAGGTGTCCAAGGCTTAGGCGGACATTCAGCAGGAAAAGGCCACGTGCTTAACGCACTTAAATTATTAATGTGTTGTTTACTCACCACAAGTCCTCCGCAATGATGTAATCGACAAAGTAACAGACAAAGATTAGCGTCATTTTATATCCAATCCTTACCTATTCGGCCATCAACATGCTTCCACTCTGTTGACCCGTCTATCAATGAAATAACCATTGACCATCCGTTGATAGGCTCATCCCATACATTGCCAGAGTCATCCTCGATTCGAGCCCATGTTTCACCATCTTCAAAATGCTTGCACACTTTCATAGTTCAATACCCATTGTTTTGTTTACAGATAGCCTCAATAGCCCATGCAAAGTCGTAATTGTCGCTATGTTTCAAGCATTCGTCAATCTGTCCTTTGGTTATCTCTACCCATTCACCCTTAGACGAATAGACTTCCCCACAATCTAGGCACTCTAGCGCATGAGGTAAGCCCACATTAGACAAACCCCAGTCTTTAGAGCCACATTTAGGACACTTATTCATCGTGTCACCTCATGTAGTTTGTATTGTGTTTCGCTATCAACCCCTAGATCATAGCTAATATTGTCCAAAGTATCCCCAAAGTTATCCCATTCACGATAGAAGTCTAAGTCATCGCTAGAGGCTAACGTACTGAGCACAGGTAAGTACTTTTCCATTACCTTCTTGGCTTCAGTCAATAGATAGATAAGCTCGTCACGTGTACTGCATAGCTCATCCGCTAAAGGGTTACCTTCGCGCCATAGACGGCGCTCTAAGCTGATAAAGTCTTGATTGTTTAACATACATCTAACCCTTTCGTGAGACAAATCTGTGCCACTCCATTTTGAAAGACAGTGTGTCTCTCATAGTGGATTACTCCATCATAGGCTATGAACTCACGCTCTGACACTTCCGTTATCGGATCAAGGTCATCTAGGTGATCTAAATCTGCAGCATAAACAAAATAACGTACTGTGGTTTCCATGGTGATCCCCTTAGAATTGAACGTAGACAAACGTACCTGATGAAGTTGTTCCAACAACTGAGGTCCCATTGTGTAGATAATCAAGAACGGCGGCGCTAATGTCTGCATCATCTTCACAGCCTTCAAGATCAAATCCATAATCTTTGGCGATACCTTCAGGGCTTTCCTCTGCAAATTCACAGCAGATACCCACTACATCAAGCTCTACATCAGAGCCGCAGTCGTTGAGGTAGTCAAAGATAAGCCCAAGAGCCTCATAGGAGAATTGATCCCCACGACCTGCACGGTGGAATTGGTCTCGGAATTGTGAAGCATTGTCGATTGTTTGGTAAAGCATGATGATTCGATCCTTGAATAGTTTAGATAGAGAGTGATTATAGAGTCATCCACACCACCACAATAGCGATGGCGTACAGACAGTATAGGACTTTATTAACGAGTGTTGATTGTGACATGATGTTGTTTCCTTTGATTAGATTAGATCGACTGTGATGCCTGAGTCATCAGACGTAATGGCAATAGTACCTGCCTTGGCTAGAGTGCTCAGGATACCCATCAATTCGACTGTGGAGACGTTTAATTGATCTTCTACCCATACCCCTACGCTGAACAGACTGCAAGGCGCTGAGGCTTCGATGTGGTCTTGAATGGTTGATAAGTTTGTCATGTTATGTGCTCCAGTAAAGACCCCGAAGGGTCTGTGGTTTATTGAGTGATGAGGTGAACGAGACGATCAGCCGCTTCGAGGCGAGTGGTGCGGTCTGTGGACTGCATGAGATCAGCACAGAGACGCATCTCACCGATGATCTGAGCGATGTATCGAGCGTTTGCACCGTCTGTGGTCTCACGGCTCCACATGGTGTGCGCTACGGTCCCCAGTTTGTCCATGGTCTGCTCGATTGAGCGGAGTTCTTGTGATGTGAATGTCATGATCTGATCCTTAGGTGATGACATGGCGTTGTTGCCATGCTAAAGACTATGCACAGACCATGCCAGCTTGAACCTTACAGGTACTTTGTAGGATATGCTCAGGTTAGCCACAAGCACAGATGGCTCTGTTACTGGTTTTATAGATAGTTATCCACAACCTGATAAGATATCCACAGCTTACAGCGGTTATCCACAGGTAGCACTAGCATGGTGCATTTATGTCTCATATTGGTGTATGAGGTGTCTAGGATGCACTATATAGGTGCTTAGGCTGAGGTGTCTAGGTAGTACTGAATAGGTATACATAGGTGTACGTAATAGGTGCTACATAGTCCCTCACTGCTTACTTTTTAAGCATATTGCCTATTATTTAAGCACTGATGTGTCCCTAATTAGATCATGATAGACTTGATAGGGGGGAGGGGGTACAGCTTTGGTGTTACTTTTGTGGGAGCCTCTAAAGCATACAAAAAAGTCAATAGAGAAAAGACCATGAGTAACTAAAAAGGCTATATAAATCAAGGAAGTTATGGACTAAGATAGACTGTTGTGTAAATACAACACTATTGTAGACCTAATCTGGACACAGGAGCAATGCCATAGACCTCATGAGGAGCTATGAAAGTGGACACAAGAGGTCTATGAAGATAGTATTTAGAGTGTAGACTCTAATCATGGTAGACTATAAAATAAATATGTAAAAGTACTTGACAAAGCTAAAAAGAGGTATACAATACTCTATGAAGGTAATCCTTCCAAGAACTCAAATGAAGTCTAAGTAGACAAGCTGCTTAGTTAAATACAAGAAGTTCTTTATGAGTAGTCATTACTGACCTTAGTTTCATTGAAGATGAACACAAGGGTTAATTAAGTAAGTAACTACTTCATTTAGATTCTTGCTTATAAGTTAAATGTCATAGTTACTCTATAGTACTTTAAGTGGTACTACGCATGAGGATTGAAAAGGCTTGGTTAGCCCGCTCGACGGAGTTGAAGGTTCGATTCCTTTAAGGATAAGTCTAGTTCGACTCTAGATAATCAATCCTCAGTCGTTGTATTACTTACTGTACCCCTATTATTAATAGTACATCTCCAACAAGGACAAAGATGGAACAAGAGCCAGTTAAAAGAAAAGCAGGTAGACCCAAGAAGGGTGAGATAGTAGCCAAGAAGAAGGGTCATAGGGAGTTACGTGGTCGTCCAGCAGGTGATAAAGCCATCATGGATGAGTACAAAGCTAGGATGCTTAACTCGCCTAAGTCAGCTAGGGTCTTAGAGGCTATCTTCGATGCTGCCTTAGATCCTGAACATAAAGCTCAGTCAGCAGCATGGAAGCTAATCGTGGACAGGATCGTACCTGTATCTTCATTTGAACAAGTTAAACAAGGCGGTGGTACTCCTGCTATTAGCATTAATATTACAGGGCTTACTCAAGCTAGTACTGTTATTGAGCAGGATGATGTCTCGTATGACATCACGGATGTAGAGGACTTGAATGACAAGTCTTAACTTTGAGTTACTCCGTTGGCAACAAGAGGTCTTCAAAGACACCCATCGCTTTAAAGTGGTTGCAGCAGGTCGTCGCTGTGGTAAGTCTAGGCTCTCCGCAGTGACCCTGCTCATTGAAGCTCTGAACTGTCCTGAAGGGTCAGCTGTGATGTACATAGCTCCTACCCTAGGACAAGCTAGAACTATTATGTGGGACTTACTGAATGACTTAGGTAGACCTGTCATCAAGTCAGCTCACGTTAACAATTTAGAGATTACCTTAGTCAACGGTAGAAAGATATTGGTACGAGGTGCTGACAATCCTGACTCTTTACGTGGTGTTTCTCTTACCTATGTTGTATTAGACGAGTGTGCCTTTATTAAGGAAGACACATGGCAGAAGATCATTCGAGCTTCTCTGTCTGACAAAAAAGGTAGAGCTTTATTCATTTCTACCCCTAGTGGTCGTAACTGGTTCTACGATGTCTATAAGCTAGGTATAGATGAGATTGACGAAGAATGGGGTGCATGGCACTTCACCACCAAAGATAACGAGACTATTGACCCTAAGGAAATTGAAGCTGCTGAGCGTACTCTAAGCTCCTTTGCCTTTAAGCAAGAATACCTGTCTTCCTTCGATACAGCTGGTTCAGATCTATTTAAAGAAGAGTGGCTCAAGTACACAGAGGAGCCTAGCTACGGTGAGTACGTCATTGCCATCGACTTAGCTGGTTTCGAGGATGTAGCTAAGAATGCAGGTGCTTCTAAGAAAAGACTAGATGAATCAGCTATCACCATCGCTAAGATCCTAGATAACGGAGATTGGTGGATCAAGGACATCATCCACGGTAGATGGGACATCAAGGAGACTGCCTCCAAGATCCTCTTAGCTGTCAAGGAACATAGACCTATCGCTGTAGGTATCGAGCGTGGAGCCTTGAAGAATGCTGTGATGCACTACCTTGAAGACTTGATGCGTAAGAACAACGTGTACTGTCATATCCAAGACCTGACTCACGGGAACAAGAAAAAGGTAGACAGGGTTGTATGGGCCTTACAAGGTCGCTTTGAGCATGGTCGTATCACCTTGAACGAGGATGCTAACTGGAAGGAGTTCCAAGACCAGTACATCATGTTCCCTACCTCAGGCGTACACGATGACTTGATTGACTCCATGTCTTACGTGGATCAATTAGCTGTGACTAGCTACCAACAGGATTACGAAGAAGATGATTGGGAACCTCTTGACATTACTGCTGGATTCTGATATAGTACTTTCTTATGAAAACCTGTAAAAACTGCTTAGTGGAAAAAGAATTGCTTTCCTTCCATAAACAGAAGGGAAGCTCTGACGGCTACCGCAGTATTTGTAAGGATTGTCGTAAAGGCGAGCATGTTGATAGATACGCTGCTGACAAAGAGGCTTGGAACAACCGAGCTGTGCAGTGGCGTAAGAATAACCCAGACGCTGCTAAACGTATAAACGATAAATACAAGGCTGAAAACAAGGTAAAAAGGAACGCTCAGACGGCTGCTTGGAAGAAAGAAAATAAAGGTTATATTAACTTTTTGAATTCTAAAAGACATGCTTCTAAGCTTTTAAGAACTCCTACTTGGCTTACAGACCACGATTTGCTTCATATTCAGTGCTTGTATCAGGTTGCAGCGATGCGTTCACGTGAAAGCGGTCAAGCTTGGCATGTTGACCATATCATACCTTTAAACGGGGAAACAGTGAGCGGATTACACGTTCCTGCTAATTTACGGGTAATTCCCGCTATAGATAATTTAAGGAAGTACAACACTTATGTTGATTGAAAACCAAGGTTCACAATGGGAAGAGCCGTCTGAGTCTGATAAAGAACTTACAGATTTTGTTGTTGAGCACTGTCAACGGTGGCGTGATTATCGAGATACTAACTTTTTAGATTCGTGGGAAGAGTACGAAAGAATTTTTCGTGGTCAATGGGCTGCTAATGATAAAACACGAGAGTCAGAACGTAGTCGTATAGTGTCTCCAGCGACTCAACAAGCTGTAGAAACGCGTCATGCAGAGATTCTTGAAGCTATCTTCGGTCAAGGCGACTACTTTGACATTGAGGATAACCTCCAAGATGTGAACGGTAACGACATTGACGTAGAGCTTCTCAAGGCTCAGTTGAAGGAAGACTTCGATAAGGATAAGATCCGTAAGTCCATCGACCAAATCGAACTCATGGCTGAGATCTACGGTACAGGTATCGGTGAGATCGTAGTTAAGGATGAGATCGAGTACGTTCCCGCTACTCAGCCTATCCCCGGCGTACAAGGCCAAGCAGCCATTGGCGTCCAAGAGAAGCCTCGTACAGCGGTGAAGATCGTCCCTGTTAACCCTAAGAACTTCTTGTGGGACCCTAACGGCACTTCCATTGAAGAGTGTATGGGTATCGCTATCGAGAAGTACGTTTCCATGCACAAGATCGTCAAGGGCATGGAAGACGGTATCTATCGTAAGGTAGACATCGGTCCTATGTACTCTGAAGACTCCCTTGAAGCTACCCAAGAGTCCACTCAGTTCAAGGACGACAAGGTTAAGATGTTGACTTATTACGGCCTAGTGCCTCGTGAGTACTTGGAGCAGCTAGAGAACGAGGGTGAGGAAGTTGTTGACTTGTTCCCTGAAGACTCTTCAGTGGATGACTACGCTGACTTGGTTGAGGCAATCATTGTGATCGGTAATGACTCCCTTCTCTTGAAGGCTGAGGCTAACCCTTACATGATGAAGGATCGTCCTGTTGTCCTGTATCAAGACGATACTATCCCTAACCGTCTGATGGGTCGTGGAACGGTTGAGAAGGCCTACAATATGCAAAAGGCAGTGGACGCACAGATCCGTAGCCATTTGGATTCTCTGGCCCTTACAAGCGCTCCTATGATCGCTATGGACGCTACTCGTCTGCCTCGTGGTGCTAAGTTTGAAGTCAAGCCCGGCAAGGCTATCTTGACTAACGGTGCTCCACAGGAGATCTTGTTCCCATTTACCTTCGGTCAGACAGGTACTAGCAATCTAGCTACCTCTAAAGAGTTTGAGCGTATGCTCTTGCAGGCTACAGGTACGCTGGATTCACAAGGTATGGTGTCTTCTGTGTCTCGTGACGCAGGCCAAGGCGGTATTTCGATGGCTGTTGCCTCGATTATCAAGAAGTACAAGCGTACTCTGACCAACTTCCAAGAAGATTTCCTGATGCCTTTCATCAAGAAGGCTGCTTTCCGTTATATGCAGTTCGACCCTGAGCGTTATCCCTCAGTTGACATGAACTTCATCCCTACAGCTACTTTGGGCATCATGGCTCGTGAGTACGAACAACAGCAGTTTATCTCTCTGTTGCAGACTCTTGGCCCTAATACACCTGTTTTGCCTGTTATCTTGAAGGGTATCGTATCTAACAGCTCTCTGAGTAACCGTTTTGAGATGATGGCTGAGCTGGACAAGATGGCTCAACCTAATCCTGAACAGCAACAGATGCAGATGATGCAACAACAGCTCCAGTTGCAGACATTGCAGGCTCAGTTGGCTCTCTTGCAGGCTCAAACAGCTGAAAAGGCTGCTAATGCACAGCAGACACAGGTAGAGACACAAATGATGCCTGTGGAACTGCAAGCGAAGATGGTTACAGCAGCTTCCACTAACCTGAATCAAGGTGATGACTTCGAGAAACGCTTGAAACTAGCTGACTTGATGCTCAAAGAGAAGAATGTGAACCTGAAAGTAGCAGATATTGCCTCAAATGAGCGCATTGCTACTATGCAAATGCTAAATAAGCGAAATAATTTACAATAAGTACTACAAAAGGGTTGACAAGTTCATTAAAGTACTATACAG